CTTCTGGTAATGTGATTTCAAGACCTGCTTCTGTAAGAATCATATCTTTTCTTAAATCCTCATCTGCACTTTGTACATTTGTTTGGATTTGAGTATCACGATTAACACCGTTCCCAACTAGTGGTCTATATGCTAAGTTTGACATATCTGCCATAAGCATCATTCCGCTAGCCATTCCTCTAAATAATGGTTCTTTCACAAGATATAAACTTCCGTGAACAGTATTAATTTGACTTAATTCGTGTCCGAAAGCACCCTGTGCTTTTTCCATATTGTATCTGTAAGGACTATTTGAGTAGCCTTGGGTAGCGTCGACAAAAGCGCCGTCACCCATTTTATTAAAGAAGGTAATAACTGGCAAGGAAGCTAGAACAAGTCTTTCACCTGCTCCGCCTCGTGCTGGGTCAAATATAACTTCCATATCTCCGAGAAGTCTATCGTAAGTTAACTCAGCTTGAGCTACACTTCTGTAGTATGCACTACCAGAAGAGTAACTTAATGCTGAATCGTCAGCCGTTGGGTTGACATTTTTTACGATGTGTCCTACGAGACCTTCAGTATATTGTACTCCTTGTACACGTGCTCGTTGACCGAAGAGCATAGCTCTTTCGATATCGATTTTGTGTTCGCGGAGTTTTTGAGCCCAAACTCTGTCAAATTCGTTGGCATAGCCACGATGACGAGTTGCAATAGCTGTATTAGTTAGTTCACAAGCTGTTTTGAAGATTTGAGTGTACCCAAAATCGTCATCTAATGTATCTGAAAATGTATCAGGTGAACCTGTTCCTTCAGCAAATGATGTACCAACGATTTGGCAAGCATCATTATTTGCTAGAACATTATAACCTGAAACATTAGCATTTGATACATCAATAATTCTACCGCTAAATACGGTAGAAGATGAACCAATTGTAGGTGCGGATTCAACTCTTACAAGGGCTTGTGCCCAACCTGCTGTTGAGTCGACTGTGTTAACTGCAACTACCATTCCTTTGGTAAGGAAAGATATTGCGCCACTTGAGCCGTCGTCAACAGTTACATCATATGTACTGCCAGCTGATACTGCTGAACCACCATTTACTGCTGCTGCTAAATTAAAATTACGTGAAGTCCAATTAGTAACCGTTCTATTTTCCAAAAATCGGAATATAGAATCGTCTGTTGGATTCTTTGCAACTTTATTTAGGTAGACGAAAAAAGGTGACTCCTCTGGCATAAGTTCTGCAACTCTGTCAGAAAAGTCATATAATCTTCTTTGGTCTGGAGCCGTTCCGACTCCTGCACTAGTAGCGGCTGCTGTAATATCAGATGACTTTAGTGTATTCTGATTGTAAGCCATTTTTAGTTTTCTCCTAAGCTAATTGTATTATTTTACTAATTTGCTACGGTTACCAACACTCATAATTCTATCCCAAACTTGATCTGGTTCGCTCTTCTGGGGTAGTTCCCCACCTTGAAGAACTCCAGCCGCCTTTGGAATTGACTGAGCTTTTTCAACTGCTTTCTTATTAGGATTTTCTTTAACTCCTGAGCCTTCTCTCCACACTTTTACCAAGGTATCTAGAGGGAGATCACCACGAGGAGTCGTAGCAAATCTAAGAAATTCTTCAGCATCGTTATCAGACATTTTATGTTTTGCCTTTAGCTCATTCTTAAGATTGTTGACTGCCATAGCCTCCTGTAGTTTTCCGAGTTCACGATCTACAGTCTCGTGTACAAGTTTTTGCTCATTCGTCACCCTCATTTTATAGGATGGTGAATCTTTCTTGTAATAGGCATCCCAAGGGTCGAAAGATTCAGAGGAAACTTCCTCTTTACTTTCAACAGATTCTCCAGACAATGTTTTCTCCATTGCTTCAACCAATTCTGGTTTTTCATTCAAAAGCTGCTTTAATTCGACCATATCTTTAGAATCTCTACTGAGATTCTCATAGTCGACAGTCTTTCTATCATACATTGATTGGAACTTTTTAGATTCAGCTTCCCAATCTACTACTTCAGATGCTTCAACACCTTCTGCTTGTTCCGGTTCTATAGAAACAATAGGTTCCGCTTCTATAACTCCTTCAGTAATTGGGTCTTGTCCTTCAACCTGTTCATTCTTATTAGCCATTTTTTCTCTCCTTTCCCGATTTCACGTGAGTGCATAACCGAGTGCTTTTCTGTTTACTTATTGTCTTCCTCAGATCCGAGCTTCATAGAATCAATTGCAGCTCCTAATTCTAACAACTTTTTATCTCCTTTAGTTTTTTCCATTTGAAGAACTTCATTTAACTGAGTTTTGAATTTCTCTGTTTCTACTCTTTTACGAGCTCCAACAGTTTCTCTCTCAGATGTTTGAAGATCTCCACTTAGTTTCTTCACTTGGTCTTCAAGTTGTTGTATATAGTTCTGCATTTGAGCCATAACGCTCTTTCTTTGGAGAACACCTTCTTTGTCAAAGATTTCACTTTTCTTTAAAACCTCGACATCGTCTACCAGGCCAAGTTTGTAAGCTTCTAAGTACATATTGTATTCTGCCACTTTGTTACTCGGTAAAGTTGAACCTGATATTATTCTAATATCGTGCTGACCCAAAGTTAAATCATTTTGAATCGACACCAATTCTTTTGTTTTATCATCATACAACCTATTGTTAACTGTAAACTCAGTTAAATCATTATTCGGTTGTACTACTCTAAAGGTTTTTTGATAATCATAATGTTTTTTAGCAAGATTATAAATCACTTGACCAATTTGAGCCAAACTTGATTCAATATCTCTTAGTTTAGATTTTCCTCTTGATTCGCCCATTTCAGATAGAAGCATCGTACCTCTTACTGATTCAGGAGCAGACTCTTTAAACCCTTGTAATAATTCTGGAATACCAAAATTTAAATCTATATATTTTTCCACTCTATCTATAAGAAAATAAAACTCGCTTGTTAAAGGAGCTGGTTGTGGATAATGTGGCTCACCAAATTCCGGATTATATTGAATAACCGCATTTGGGTTTGCCCAATCTTTTTCTAACTGATTAACGCTATCTACACTTCCCTCTGGAATTAAAAGTTTTAATCCAGCAGCAGACTGAGCGTGTGACAAGGTTAAAGAGAATAACTTATTTAAAAGCCTTTGCGAGTCTTTAACCTTGTTCACATCTGACTTCGGATAGGGAGTGTTAGTCCAAATATTCGCAAATGGAACAATTGGGTAGATATCAGTGTCTAAAACACGCTCAAATAATAAAACATTTCCTATGGTAGAACATTGTGCAATTCTTTCTTGCATAATTTCTACTATTTCAATAGCTCCAGTTTCTATAGCAATCTGAGTTTCTTCATCTTGCATTACTATAGAATATGTTTCCTGGTCTAAAATCTTTTCGCTGTCGCTTGAAGTATCAAAAAGCCTATAAAAAGGAACTCTAATTTTATAAAACCTATCTAATATCTGATACTTCTGATTGGTATTATAATCTAAATTTTTTGCCTCTGCTGGAGTAATAATACTATTTGTATTTTTCCTATTCGAAGTTGGATAATCTTCTCCATACAAAGAATTATCTCCAACCTCTACACTATCAATTGATTCTTCCAATTGAGGATATAAATTAAGTATTTGCTCTTTTGTTAAAAAGGTAGAAAGAATAATCCCAGAAGCATCTTGAAAAAATCTATCTCTTGATGCAGGGTCTACATATACACGAAAAGGATCAATGTGTGTATATTTTACTTCTCCTTTACCAAAATCTGCTTCAGGATCTATATAAGCATACATATATCCAAGACCACATACAGCATAATCGTGCACTACCTGTTTAAAAGTAACATCTCCTTTAGATATATCCCAAATATATTCTAAAAGAGTTTTCCAAACATTTGATAATTTATTATCAGAATCTTCTCTTCCTATCGCACTAAATCTTGCTGGCTTTGCGGTTAATAAAGATTTTAATTTATCAACAGCAGCATAAACTCTATCAATAACAAAATCTGCTTGACCAACTGCTTGTAAAGCGCTAGATTCATCAGCTGTATAATGATTCCCTAAAACAAAATCTACAGCGTCTCTGGCTTCAGTATCCCAAGTCGTTCTAGCGTCGCTCCATCTTCTAAACAATTCTTTATTTATCTGAGCTTTGCTCTTATTTTCGTCAGTGTGTGCTATGGTATTCTCCCAAATTAATTTTTATACTAAAAATAATACTTTTAACTTATCTATGTCAACACTTTTCTAATCTTTTTGACCTGTAATCCAAGAAATAGTCTGTGAAACAAAGCTTTTATCTTCTTTTAATCCAATATCGTCAAAATCTGAGATTTCTATAGCAGAACTTCTAGGTGGTTTAGCAGTTGTGACTGCATACCATAAACCATCTAGGACATCATCATTTCTACCTTTAGGAAACTGAAACATTTCTTCTACTAAGTCAACGTGTTCCTTTCTTATAAATAACTTTCTTCTATTAACAATAGGACAAAGCAATGCTTCTATTCTATCTTCTTTTTTAATGCCTGATGGAGGTCTTACTCCTTGTGCTAACCCAGGAGCTAGTCTTCTATCTGAACCAATTAATTGATTTACATAATCTTTGATTACCCCTTGCGCACCCACCTTTTCAACATTAACCCTTCTAACCGGACTGTATTGTCTTGCTATCTCTACTATTCTCTTAGGCATATCATACAAGGGAGATCTTTGTCTATAATAATCTATAACATATATATTTCTACTTTTATCAATTCCTATTACCATTATAACCTGATAATCACTCTTAGAGTTTGCTTCATATGCTAAATCTACTCCAACATATACATTTACAGGAATTGCTGATTGATCTACTAACATATAGTTAAAATTGTTTCTAGACTCTACAGTTCCATCATAATAGTTTATTCTATCTATCATAAATTTTGCAGAATCTAAATCTCTTGCTTCGTTTAAATATTCTTGTGCAAATTTATGAACAAGCCCCATATCAGAGAACCTTCTCTTAATATCACTTAATTTTTCTTTACTAAAATAACTTGGCCATAAAGGAATTCCGTCTGTAATTGCTTTTTTAAACATAACTTTCCAAGCATATTTTCTTTCATTCTTTCTTGCAGACTCATACCCATCATAAACACTTTGTAAAAAAGAATCATAATGAACAATAGTTCCAATCAACCATATAGATCCTTCTTGCTCTTTAGAATTTTCTAAAGCAGGTTCTACTGTAGACATAACCCATTCTTTAATTTCTCTTCTCCTATCAGGAGTTTTTGTATTTAGTTCTGATTCAAAGTCGTCAAGAACAATATTGGTATATCTTAAACCTAATTGAGAACGACCACGTAATCTTTGAGTAGTTCCTTTAGCAATAATCCTATCTCCTCTTGCAGTAGTAAATTCTTTTTCAGTCCATTTTTCTCCTTTTAAATCTCCAAAGTAATATTGTAAAGCAGGATTAATATCAATATGGTTTTGAATATATTTAATATGGTCTGTTGCCTGAGACTGTTCTTCAGATACCCAAGCAATAAATTCTCTTCTATCGGGTGGATTAAAATATAACCTATGTAATAATGCTGTTTTTGCTAAGGTTGATTTTGCGTGTCCTCTAGGTAAGATTAAACAAACTCTTTTTTCGTCACCTAAAAGAATTTTACTTAATTCGTACTGATAAGGCGCTGGGGAAGATTTCATAAAATCTTCGGGTAGAAACATTTGACCAAATGTAATGATATCTCTTTTTGCAAGCTCTAATGCTTTTTCCTTTGCTGCAAGATCTGGTGGAATAATGTTAAAATTCTGAGGCTTGTCTTTCATAGTCATCAACTCTATTCATCATCATTAGTGTTTTAGAAGACAACCAATCCCCGTCAGGAACCTCTGTAAATGTTTTTGAGTTTTCCCAAAGTAACGGCCCTGCTACATATATCCAAGCTTTTTCCGTTTTTCCATTATCTAGATTAACATCAGTTGTAGTTCTTATATATAAACCGCCATCAATATTCTCATAACTATCAAAGTATGATAAGTCTTCATTATTAACATCCATCATTTCAACCACAGCTCCTTCTCCTTTTTTATTTTTTATTAAAGCAGGAAAAGAAAGTTCACCAGGAAACACTAAACTAAATCCCTCTACTTTCCCAGTGTAGGGAGAACCTCTTCTTAATGTTCCGTATACTGCTAGTCTCATTATGCATACCCAGCTATATGTGGAATTCCTAAAGTAATAATCTCAAAATTTGGATCATATATAGTCAAACAATAAATACATTTTATAGCTGTGACATCTCTCTGTTTTGGACTTAAAATATAAACACCTGTTTTTTTAAGTCTTCTATTGCATATATAACATCTATTATTTCTCTGAAGACTTTTTAACTTCAAGTAATTTTTTGTTTTTCGATTTTTGAATTGCATTCAATTGCTCCTGTGAAAATCCCTGAAATAATGTTAAAGATTCTATTTTCTTATCTGTATCCATCATCCCTGAGATTTTAATTAATGTATTAAGCGCTGAAAGTTTATCTCTATCTGAACTATCTCTTTTATCAACAATGTTTCTCATTTCTGATAAAAGATAAGAAGGAGTAATATCAGCTTCGTCTAAGTATTTATCTATTTCTTCTCTGATCAAATTTCTAACCCTATCTGTTTTAAGCAACATTTTTGCTTGTCCTGATGCATATTTTTCATTATTTGTTGGAAACACTTTCATATATGCTTCTACAACATCATCTCCTTTTGCAACATACTTTGCAAACAAAAATTCTGCGTTATTTGCTTTCTCTTTTTCTTTTCTTCTAACAGAAGGTGATTTCCCATCAGATGAAAAAGTGTGCATATTCGTTCTCATTGGTCCTTTTATTAAAACATTTTTTTCACAAATAAAAGAACCTATAACAGTTCGAATAAACGTATATGTCTTTCTTTTGTCATTATCCTTATTTAGCATTCCTAAATGTAATACTTGACAAACCTGACCATCATCAGTTAAAACCCAATTACCTATAGAAGAATGTCGCCAATCTGAGACCAGAGCGACACTATCGTGATAGTCTCGGAACTCGGCAACATCTTCATATAAATAATGAGTGACTCCTTTTATTTCACGAGTCTTCATTAATTTATCTATTTTTCTTCTTTGTCGTCAACATCTTTGTTGTCATCAAGTTCATTGACAACAAAAGAAACATAGTTATTAACAATAAAACGTTTTTCATTCAATACTTGTTCTAATTGCACAACTTCTGATGCAAGTTGATTCGCTCTAACATATTGCGATTTTGCTTCATTGCTTAAGTCATCCATATAGAATTTGATTTCATTTCCGTCTCTGTTAATAACCTGTTCTTGACCTTTATCTTTTTTGGTCATTTCTATCCTCACTGCTTTTTTTATTTATTTGTCTATAGATATTATCACTTACTAATTCTGCAGCTACTTGTGCAAAATGATTATCATCATCAGATCCAGTTACTCCATAACCTTCTAATGCATTTAGAATAATATCCATCTCTTTATTTCCTATATTTAAATAATACATTCATTTCTCCTTAAATTGGGTTAACGTTTGGTGCAGCATATTCTTCAAGTTTGCGATGCAGTTTTTCTAAGATTACAACATCTGCAACATTGTGATCATAGATATACTTCATTGACTTTTCATCGCCCCATCTTGCTTTTGCCCAATGTTCGGGCAATACTCTTGTTTTACCTCCAATCCCAAAGAATTCGGTTGCAGCCATTAACGAAGAACGATGTAGTTTTAATTTAGATTTTACCACATAATATAAATCCTTATGCGATTTTTGTCTATACATCGGGAAATAAGTTTTATGATGCAATGCTCTAGTTCTTATAAATGGAATATCAAACCTCGTTCCATAGTAAGTAAAGATTACATCATACTTATTCATTTCGTCTACAAGCTGTTCAACAATGCGAGCATCTTGATTTTCAGACATTAGCTCTTCTCTTGTTATGGAAGCACCAGCTACTTCTTTTTCTCCCCTTCCCTTAATACACCAGGACAACATAATGTCTATATTTGCACTAAATCCTGTGGATTCAATGTCTAAATACCCAATAGTCATTTCGTGTCCGGTAGTATATCGAGTTGGTTTTCTAAGTCCCAAAGACTCAATTTTTCTTGAAACTGCTTTATACGTTCTATTATATCCAGCTTTTCTTATTTCTTGATATAATACAAACGCTGACTTAGCGGTTCTTTCATATTGATCTATGATTCTAACTTCGTCTTCTGTCCATTTTATCGCGGCCATAATTACTTCCAACCACGTGAAAAGAACTTTTTCCAACCAAGTGCTACTCTTTGCCAAAAATCTAACTTTTTAGCTACTTTTTTACTCTTTGCTTTCTTTGCCATTATTTACTCCATTTTCCTGATTTGACGATTAATGCCATTACACAATAGATTGCTACATCTAAGAACGCATCTTCAATCGGCTCATTTTGTGCCTTGAAGTCGTGTTTGGTGGCTAAATTAACCAGTCTGTTAACTTTATCATTTAATCTCACTATAATCCCTAATAAGGACATACTGATTTCTTTGTCATTGCTTAATAAGGTTCCCATTGCAATGTTGTTTGGACCGTAATCATATTGTTTACTACAAAAGGTTAAATACATATTGTTTAACTCTTTTTGAAACATTTCTTCGGTTTCGGGGTAATTCTCTTTAATATACCCTACAATATCTTCAATTAAAATTGTTTTAGTCATTTAGTATTCTTCTTCTTTCCAAATACCATTTTTCAGATGCTTTTGATCTTTTCATCTCATTATATAGGTCCATAACTTGATTATATGCTAATCTATAGTCTCTCCAAAACCTACTATCTTCTTTTTTAAATTCTTTTTTTAATTTTCTTTGACTTGGTCCCATATATAGTCTCCTATTCCTAATTGAAAAAACCCGTTCGATATCGCTTCTATCAGTGGTTCTTTATGTTGTTGTCCTGTATTGTATAGAATTGCGTGAATTACTTCGTGGATCAGTGTTTCTTTTTTTCTTGATTCTACAATGTCTTTATTTAAGTAAATGATGTTTGCATCTACCATATGTCTTCCATATAACGTCTTATCGTCGTCCTCGTGTACCAGCTCTTTTAAAAGAATACTATACTCGTGTCCTCCAATAGTTATATTCCCTAATAAATCCATTCTTTTCTCCCTATTTGTTAAATGTGTATGCAAATTAATACTAAATAGGTACACACGTCAACACCTTTTTTAAAAAAATTAAAGATAAATAATAGTTGACAACAATAAAAGGAAAGCATTACCTTTAATACTCGGTGCTCTTAAAAAAAACAATCTATTAAATCTATTTATTTAATAATACTCGGTGCTCGGAGAGATCTTTATCCCGAAAAATTTTTTTTTATAAGTTTTTTACCCCATATTAGAGTATTCCCGCAAAATTTTACAAAAAAGTTGAAAAAAACAGTCCAGTATCAAAAAATAGGGCGAGATTGTGTGTCGTTCTTCAATTCACAAAGGGGGCCGGGTCTAAAAAGAGTGCAGTTTGAAAGATTACGTTGAAAATTTGAAAAATCAAATAGTGATTATTGCAGCTGGATAGAGATTTAGAAAACAAAAGGACTAAATCTAATTTATCCAGCTGCAACCCCCAGTCAAGTCTTCTAACTCCACATATTGCTGGACTTACAGCATAGGGTAACAGCACCCACTTTTACCTAATATAAGGTATCCATTACCCACCGCTTTTAAGCACACTTTGAGCACATTTCTAAGTCCACATATTGTTGAAGTTACAAAGAGCTGCTTTCCCAGGTTGATCGTTACCGTTATGGCCATTACCCACTTTTGATTTATTGATGATGTCAACCTTATTCGTGTGCCTGGTCAAAGGTTTTTCGTGGTTTGGCTTGATAGAGAGTCCTATTATTACAATTATTACAGCCGAATAGAGAATTATATAAACAAAAATAATAATTCTAATTTATTCGGCTGCAACCCCCAAGCAAGTTTATTAGAAAAATAGCCGAATATTTAATTAGAGTATTTTGATTAAAGTCAAGTATAATCAACATCCGGTGATCATCTTTTTTTTGGCTTGGCTTGATAGCGACTAATATTATTATAGATATTATGGTTATTATGGCCGAATAGAGAACTGAAATTTCTATTCGGCCATTCCCCAAGTCAAGTTTTTCAATTTAGGCAAAAAAAAAGCCCTAAATTTCGCTTAGGGCTTTTTCTTATCTAATCGACTATTAGATTAACTGCTTTTTTCTACCACCTTTTTGTCTTTTGCTTTTGTTATTGTTTGTCCCAATAACTTATGATTACCAACTTTTGCAGTAGGGCGTTTACCAATAAAGCCAAACTGAGCTTGTCCACTGAAACGCCTTTGGACTATGTCGCCATTATCCAAAGTTTCCTTTTCAACCCATTCCGCCTTAAAATTAGCGTCTTTATCTGCGTAGGCTTGAACGACTTTCAAGAACTTTTCGCCTTGTTCAAATAGTTCCGGATTACAAAGTTTCATCTTCGTATTCCACCAACTTGAACGCGTTCCCTTAGCTCTTGAAATTGCATTTAATCGTTCAACATTTGAACTAAAAGTAACAACTGAGCCATTAGATAACGCCAAATCTTCGGGCGTAACATAAGAAATGTTAGCACTCTTGATTTGTTCCTTTGATAGCGACTTAAAAACGCCATTATCGATGTTTTCGTTCATCTTGTCATCAGCTTCTGCTTTTGCTAAAAGCGTAGCGTAATGTTGAGTCGCGGAAGTTTCAGGAAGTTTAATTCCCTTACTTGCACAATCTTGAAACTTAATCTTAATTACATTCATTAGATTAATTCCTTTTATTTTGTCCCTTATCATTAACAGATAAGCCGAACTATAAAGAATACAAATAAATAAGATAAATACAAATAAATAAAATCATTCTGCAAAATTGGCGTTATCTCAAAAAAACACCTAAAACGCTTTAAAACGCAAGATAGAGAGGTATTTTAATTCTAATCGCCTAATAGAGAACTATCAAAACTTAGGCGATTAGAAATACATAAGCATTCATTTTTAAATAATTTTGTTTTTTAATCAAAAATGACTATATTGAATGGGTTTTATATCCAAAATGAGAAACTAACTCTACAAAGGAATAAGAGATAAATGATAATAGAAAATAAAGATATCTGCATTACCGAAACTACTAAATGTCCTTGCTGTAAGCAGTGGGTAGATAAAAAGGTTCCGGTAGAAGATATAGAAATATCTATTAGATTTACAATAGAGAGAGTTGCGAATTCACAATATAATGTTATAGCAGAACTAGTCCATCTATTAAACGATGAACATAAAATGTTAGTAGCTAAGTTAAAAGAAGTAGACTCTTATGATGATTACTACAGACAAACTACTGGCTACGATACAATTAGAGAAGCTATATCAGGTGTTAGAAAACTTGCAACGACTCTTGGTAAATCAGGGACTTATTACTCTTTAGAAAGTAAAGACAAGAACTTTGAGATACACAGCAGAACAGACAGCACAGATATCTACTCAAAGACAGAAATCTTAGTAGACAAGTATGAACTTGAAGATAAAGCGATTACTCCTACTGAAAGATTGTCTAATGAAGTTAATGAGAAAACAAAGTTATTTCTAAAGATTAAGAGACAAACTATATAGTAGATAATAACTATTAGATATATTACTAATAATAGAATTAGTTTTGATTTGTAGCCACGAATTCCTAATAGCAGGATAGTGAGCTATAATTGAATTAACATAGATAACTCGGGAGGGTTAGATAAAATGAAAGTAAGAAAAAGCAATAATTACAGAGATGGTATTTGTTCTCTTACTACTCTTGTAGAAAGAGTAGATAAGAATGGAGATAATTACTATACAGTAAAATTTCCAAGACAAATATGGTTTCTGTTTAAAAACAAGAGCTACAAAGAACTTGTGACGAAATGGAACAAGAACGAAACGGTTCTTACAAGTAAACAAGAGACTGTAGAAGTCAGAAAAATCTACAAAGGTATTCACTCTATTCCAGTGTATCACATACATAGGGATAATAGAAAAATAGGAAGTGTTCTCTTACATTATGATAAGAGAGATGAACCGTTCTTATTTATACCAAGAGTTAAGTCTAATATGTATAGGCCGACACTGATTGCTAAGAATTACTATATCTTTAGCAATAGTTTAAAGTCGAACTTAGACATAGTAGATGGAGCTGACTTATGGTTTCAAATACAAGGGAGAATATTTACTCCCTAAAGGAGTTAAGATGTTAGTAGATACTATTAGAATTACTAATGCGACTGTAACACAAGAACAATTCAACGAGTTTGTAGAAGTGCAAGAAGAAGGAGAATATAATATGATGTCTCCTGAAGCTCGTATGCAGACAACTTTGAACAAGAAGGAGTGGTTAGATGTTATAAAAAATTATGACAAATATGCTTCTATGTACAAAGATCGTTGTGGTTGTTCATCTTGTTAGGAGAGTATTATGAACGAAAGAGAAGTAATACTTGAAAGAAGAAGAATAGAGAAGTTGTTCAAGAGAGTTAATAAGGATTATAAAGAACTCAAAAGTTCTATATATATGATGTATAGAGAAGTTGGAGTTCCTATGAAAATAAAGAAGAAACTAAAAGCACAAGTAGGTTTTACTTTATTCAATATCCAGTTAGACTATGACACTTTCTCTAAAACAGTTGTTGATGTTCTAACTTATTTAGGACAAACTGATAACTAACTGATGAAGTCTGCAAGGTATAGCAGACAGAAACACCCTGTCTATTAGATAGGGTGTCTTAGGTAATATACCTAACAATAATGTAACAAGAACTATAAGGAGAAAAACTTATGTGTGGAATATATGGTATGGCTAAACAACCTAACCAACAGAGCAAGAGACAGCTTAAGAAAGCACAGAGAGTTCTCAGAGAACTTGCTATTTATAGCGAGGATAGAGGACAAGATAGCTCTGGACTTGCAGTAATTGGAGAAGTTGAAAGCCAAATACATAAATCCCTCCTAGAGTCTTCTAAGTTCGTCACTTCTAGAGAGTGGGCAAACTCTATGAAATGTTTACCTGACAGGCATATATATCTTGGACATACAAGATTTGCTACTCAGGGAGATATTTCTACTAAGAATGCTCACCCATTTAAAGTTGGTAGAACAATAGGTGCTCATAATGGGTGCCTAACTAATATGCATAGTCTAAAAACTAAACTTGATAAAGTTTGTGAAGTAGATAGCCAGTTAATATTTAAGGCTATTGACTCAACAGAAAATATACAAGAAGCAGTAGACTATCTAAAAGGAGACTTTGCTTTAAGTTTTGTCAAAGATACCTATAATACTCTCTACTTATGTAGGGAGTCTAATAGGCCTCTCAGTGTTGCTTATTGGAAAGAAGCAAGAATTCTATTCTATGCTTCTAAAGATGAATATATAGAGAAAGCACTGCTTCAAGCAGGTGTATTTAACTCTATAACTATCGAATTAGAAAGTAATAGGCTCTATGCCTTTAATATTCTAAAATTCGATGAAATCAAGACGAATGTCGATAAGTCTGATTTTAACTTCGAGAGTCAAACATACTATAACTTCGGTTGTGGAGTTAACTATTATAGTGGTTACACAAAAAACTATAACAGTAAAGTTCTTGCATCTAAGTATGGTAACGGTTCTACGACTCAATATTCACAACAAGGTAGTATTTGGGAGACTAATAATGTTTCAGATGATGATTATGGAGAAAGAAGTATTATAGATAGTCACCTATTACAAGAAAGATACTATCAGGACTACGATGACAAAAATTGGTTTTATGACACTCTACAGGAGGACTGGTTCTACATAAATGTAGATAAGAAAGTTCTCTCAGAAGAGGAATTTATAAAGTTAAAAATCAATTCTCCAGTCTATTGTAGATATTGTGGTGTTGATATGGATTTTGAAGATTGTGATTGTTATAAACAAGCACTTAATCTAGAAAAAGAAGTAGAACTAGAAGACAAAATCGAAGGAGGACTACTATGAATCCAACAATAGATATAAGTTCTTTACAGAGCAATGTAAAGCATAGATATAATTACTTAGTTACTGATTTCTTTCAGAAAAAAGAGAAGTATGAGAATCTCTCAGAGATACCTCAAGAAGACTTCCTTGATAGTGGCTTAGCTAGTTATTATGCCAACTACGATGTAGCAATAGAATCTACTTTTAGATTTTGGGCTATATCTCAGGCTACACTCGGAGAACTTATAGAGTTGATAGAAGACATAGACAACCTTGAAATCTGCGATGATTGTCATATGCAGTTAAAAGACTACCCTGAATTAGACTATGATGTTAATAGTCGAGCAAGAGCAGTCTGTAGTAAATGTTTTGAAGAAAACTATACTAGCTGTGAAGGTTGTGAGTGCACTACTCATATAGATAATGTGGCTACTAATGCCGATGGCGACTCATTTTGTGGAGATTGCTACTATGAACAGTATGCTCACTGTGATCATTGTGGAGTAGAAATGTTACAAGAAGATGCTATCTGGGAAGACTATAATGAAGTCTATCATTGTCATAACTGTTATCGTCACTCATCAGAAGAGGCTTGTGATAATTGGGAAGTAATTGATAGTGTAGAAGTTCTTAATTATGCACTTAATCAAGAATCTCAATATCAGTCTTATATGTCTGAACCTCAAGGGAGGGTTTCTTTTAAGAAATTTAAAGAGAAACCTAATTTTGAAGAAAATACTTCAAGACGATTTATGGGGTTAGAGATAGAAGTGCATAACTATGCTAGTAGCTATGGAGAAATAGAAAGTGCTCTTTGTCGCTCTCTTCAAAAGAGAGTGTGTGAAGAAAACTTACCTAAACACCTACAAGAGTTTGTAGACAGAAATGGTTCTCTAACTGCTAGTGATTTAGGATTCAAAATTGTCTCTGATGGTAGCATAAATGGTATAGATGATGATGATATAACAAGTGGAGAGATAGTTCTAGATCCTAGACAAGGCTCATATCTACTAGATGATTCTCGTATTGTGACAGATGCTCTGAAACAATACTTTGATAGTTTTGTGACAAGCAGAACAGGGCTTCATCTACATATAGATAGTAGAGACTTTGATTGGTATCATAGAGCAGTATTATCTCTATTCACTAAGATGTTTGAACCTCATCTATACTCTTGGTTAGCACCTTCGAGAATTAAAGGAACCTACAGTAGGCCTATGTCTCAAACTTTGGAATCATTCACAAACATAACAGATAAAGAAACATTTCTTGAGTTTTGGTATGATACACATCGTTATGATAGAGATAGACACTGTTCAGGCAAGAGATATCACTCTCTAAATATGCACCCTTCGTTCTGTAGTAATAAGACTGGGAGTATAGAGTTGAGATATCATCAAGGAACTCTTAATGCAAACAAGATAAAACACTGGGCAATCCTTTGGGGTTGTATCTTTGACAAGTGCAAAGAGATGGGAGATACTCTCTACTCTTTGAGAGGAGATGATTGCATTAAGTGGACTGTGTCTGAGTTGTTAGATATTCCATTGAATATTGAACATACAGATATTTTAAATGAGGATATGAAGAAACTTGTAGAAAATGAAGAAGTATTTAATACTCTTAGAACAAACTACAAGTCATATTATAATCCTTGTATAGATATCCATAATCTGTTTGATGTTATGGAAGTTCCAATGAGAACAAGAATGTTCTATACAGGTATGTTAGATTTCAGACTAAGAAATTCTCAAACACCTACACAACACTATACAAATTGTTTTTTCAACAATACTGGGGTTGTCTATTGGGATAGAGATGCTCTTAAGTTTAGAAATAAGGACTTTGAAATAGACACTATAAGTAGTAGAGATGCTATGAGTAGTCCTCTTGGTCAAAGTAGTGTTAATTTCTATCCAATGAAGATACAGATATCTGACAAACATATAGAAAATTCCTTGCTTTCAAACTTATTAGTAAAAGGGAATTTATTAAGTAAGGATATTATAGGAAAAACCTATAAGATGTCTGAATTTAGTAAAAAGTGTCATCTGAATAAAGCCTTTAAGTATAGGGTGAATTCAGATGAAGTTGAAGAAGAGATATCTGTTAAACCTAGTCAAGTTGTATTTGAAGAAGCTACAATTGATAGTGTAGTTGATGGGCTCTCTAGAACATCTTTAGATACTACCTTTAATACAAATCAGAGTGAATATCATAGATATCTTAATGAAGACGATATGTTATGGAACACTGAAGCTAATAGATACGAGCTTGAAAACGAAGAATAACTAAATAGAATAGTGCGAGTGTAGAGATAAAGCAATTTATCTCTGTGCTCACACTTTTCTCTAAAAATTTTTTGATCAAGAAATGGGGTGTAATTGCCGGATAGAGATGCCGGATAGAGAGGAAAAAAAATAAAAAAAATGTAAAAAAAGGTTGACATAACCAAAGAAAATTAGTAAATTCTTTTTGGCGAAGAGTTTTGCCAAAAAAGATTTTTGACAGGGTTAAATAATTTAATTTAACGGTGTAGAAGGACACCTTTTACTCTATATTTATGTTATTGTAGTTAAATTGATAAGAGTTATTTAAACATAGACGGTTGGCGTTTACCTGTCAAAAAATTTTATAAACAAATACACTAAGGGAGTGTTATAATATGAATAAAAATAATATAGTTAATGAAAAACAAGTAAAAGAACACTTTGTAGATAGAAAAATTATCCCTGTTCTGTTTATGGATATTTATAGTCTTCTAAATGATTTAGAAGATAGTCACATAACAGAGGAGACAATTGCTCAACTTATGAGTGTTAGAGAAGAAGATGTGCCAGAACAGGTAAGACTAGTAATGTCTGATGCTATAGGATTCTTCGATAAAGAAATAAATATGTTACGTGATCTTCTTACTAGACACATAATAGATATGTTTCTGATACATTTGGAAGAACAAAACAGAGACCACTCTGAGTTTAGCAAAGAATATAAAGAGGCTTATGGAGATATTCTCGCAGAGAAAGAAATTCAGAAAATAGCATTGGAGGAAAAATGAAACAAGCAAAGGATATAAAACTATACAATGTTTATTACGACTATGACAATAGTATGACTTATGAAACTACAACAGATAATTTTGATAAATGGTTAGAACAACATAATGAAGAACGAGCAGAAGAATTGGCTTGTGGAATGTCATTTGGAGAAAAAGAACACAAAAATAAAGAGTGTACTTGTTATGAAAGTGCAGATGAATTTGTAGTTAAAGACGCAGGTTTAATCTTATTTGATGAGGTAAAAAATGAAACAAGCTAAAAATCACGAAATGATTAATGTTAAGACGGACTTAGCAAACTTTCTACATTTCTATTTAAGCCAAACTATGTCGCTTGAAGAAATGGACGAGTGGGCAAAGCGACTACAAAGAAAATGGGACTTAAAAAGTGAGTTATTAATGGAGGAAAAATGAAAGAAAACTTAAAATGTTCTTGTGGACAAAGTATAGATTTTAACAATTCTTACTTTGTGGACAATGATAATGCAGCAATATGTAAAGACTGCTATAGAAAAGAAAAGTGGATACAAGAAATAAACAGACATACTCCATCTGATCTAATAGAATCAGAGATTAGAGGAATATGGAAGGAGAGCGAAGTGAGTGAATCGTTTACTATGAAAAAAGAAGATGTAAAACAAATGATGAGGGACAATCTTGGAACTACCGATAAGGAATTTGAGATGTCTTGGGAAGATATGGTTAATGAAGATGTCGATGTAGATTCTGTTTGGGAAGAACTTCAAAATGTTTTAAACAAAAATTTACTACGAAATGATATATAAAGTTTTAAAGTTTTTATTGACAATGAACCTAAAAAATCACTATATTTTGGTATGAAAGACAGATTTCAAACATCATTTATAATTGATAAAAAACTTTGGATAAAGTTTAAATCAAAAACTGTAGAAGAGGGAGTATCTATGAAAGATGCCCTACATACCATAATAGATAAGTATGTTAAGGAGAAAAAAAGTGCCAGCAGTTGGTTTCATTTACCCAGATGGTAGTAGAGTCTCTTTTGATGACGTAAAGAAAGGAAAGGTAGACATAGAGAAAATGGGTATGTCTTTACCTACTTTAATAGAAATGTCAAAAGAGAGAGACCCTGAAAGAAAACCCTCAACAACAGAATTATTGGTGGGAACTTGTGAAGCTTTTTTAAAGAGAAGAAAAGATTATTATATTAATCCACAAGATAGAGCATTTTCCCTTGCAGGAACTATGCACCACGCAAGATTGGAACAACACCAAGATGAACGACACCTATTAGAAGAGAGCCTTGAAGACTTTGACATAACAGGGATAGCAGACCTTTATGATAAAGAGAACAAATTTTTGGTTGACTACAAGAATACAGGTTCTTACAAGTGCTCTCAACTACTAGGGATGAATTACCATAAAATTCCTGATCCTTCGGGTACAAAATATAAAATATCAGGTAGATGGGGAAAGAAAGGTTCTCCAAAGATGGTTAAACAGTGGTATAGAGATGAAGGATTGGCAGACTTTGGAGATTGGGGTTGGCAAATTAATTGGTATAGGTATCTATTAGAAAGAAAAGGATACGAAGTAGATAAAATGTATATACAAATTACCCTCAGAGACGGAGGGTTAATAGTAGCAAGAGATAGAGGATTAGATAAAAACATATATTTAATACCTGTTCCTAAATATGATAATAAAGAATTAGAAAATAAATTTTTAAGTGCAAGAGATGAGTTAGTTAAGGCACTAGATACCGGAAGACTACCTCAAAAATGCACAGGAGAACAGACTTGGAACGGACGTAAGTGTGAATCTTATTGTGAGGTTAGGCATTTGTGTCCATATATTAATGGGAGTATAAATGAGTAAAAAGAAAAAAGGCTTTATGCCTACAGAAAAAACTATTGTAGATATGCAAATGTCAACAGAACTTGACCATAATATCTATGATAAACATCAATATGTTTCAGAATTGAGAACTCCAATAGACCAAGTAAAAAGTAGAAGTGGATTTGATTATGTAGACGAAGGCTATATGCGCTGGTGTCTAAATAAACATTATCCAATTTGGTCTTGGGAGATAATTAAATATGAAACATTAGGAGATAAAGCAATCGTGGTTCACGGACGTCTTAGAATTATGGACGAAGGTGTTCCTCGTAGTTTTGACTCTGTCGCGGCTCATAGAATAGCCGTGTCAAGAAGCGGAAGTGGATATGTTGATTTAGGTAATGACCTAAAGGCAGCAAATTCAGATGCATTTAAAGTCGCAGTTAACAGATTGTGCAATGTTGCAGATGATGTATATAGAAAACAATATGTTGATAAGGCTCTTAGTCAAGAGCAAGTTGATATGTTAATGACTGCATTATCTCAACTAGAAATCAGCGAGGCAAAGAAAGTCGACAATGCCTTTAAAGATGGTAAAATAAATAAAGATAATTTCGACAGAGTGTATAACAGTCTAAACCAGGGAGGTAAAGATGAGTAATATCTCAGATATGTTGAATGATATTGACAACAACGTTGCTTACTATAATCCGACAGAAGATACTACTGGTAATAAATCAGTAGCTATAGAAGAAGGAATGTATGAAGCAAACGTAAAAAAGCTAAATATCAAAAAAGATGTTATTGTTAAAAATTCATATATAAGTGACATATTTGAAGCTATATATGAAATTGATGATAGCGCACACCCTAAATTAAAGGGTAGGGAAGTTAAGTCTAAGGGTTATTTTAGATTTAAAAAACCTGACGCAAAAAAATACCCAGACCTTGAAGACAATCAAGGAAATAACAAGGGTTATATGATTTTTGCTGAAGCCTGTGGATTTGAAGTGCAAAGAGATGACAATGATTTATACTTGTTACCTTATTTGCTAGAATCAGACATTGTTGGTAATCCTGTCAACATCAAAGTTGTTCACGATAAGTGGACAGGTAGCGATGGAGAACAGAGAACTACGCCTTTGGCTGTGAATGTGTTCAAATCTAAAGATAGAACAGCTTCGCTTAAAGAAGACGAGTTGCCATTCTAGTGAAGTACGTATTTACACTAGAGAAGGAACAAATAAAAGCACTGATTGAGATGGTTGAAAAGTGTAGATGTGAAGGAGAAGACCAAATATGTGTTGACTTGCGAACATCTATCAAAAATCAATATAAATCTCAATATGAACGAGAACAAAAAACTATGACAGATAAAGACATTCTCGAAAATGCAAGTGCTATGTTTGGACCGAATCATTGTGACGATTGCGATTAATGGACATTTCTAAATGGAACAACATTATGAAGTCTTTTCAAGACTTAATGGGTTGGGACGAGGGAATGACAGAAGTAATCGTTACAAAAAGACTCGCTTTAGATAAAAAACCCATAGAAGAAATTATTGGGCGAGAAGAAAATATACTCGTCCATATTCTTCGTAAAAGATATAGGGAGATATCAGATGCAAAATCATTTGGAGACGGTTCGAAATAATCTACACGAAAATGGTAGTGTGTGTCAAATAGAATGTTTAATTAAATATGGGATAACTCCGTGGACTCTACAAAGAAAAATAAAAGACTTGAGAGCTCTAGGATATCGCATATCATCATACAATTTGTTTCTTGATACAGAATATTATTGGATAGATTACTAAATAGCGTCTAAAAAGACGTTGATTACAAATAAGAGCCATAACAATACCCCTAGAAGCAAAAGTATGTTTAGACGATAGTCATATCGGAAAAAATACGTTATGAGTTTCTAGGGGCATTCTAAGGAGGAAAAAAACTTGGAAAGACCAATAAAATACAAAAAAAGATTTAATCAAGGAATTGTCTTTGATAGACTACAAGACGGATTAATTTCTCCTACGGATATTGATTTTTGTTTTGAAGTAAACAACGAATTCCTATTAATTGGAGACTGTAAGGTTGAAGGAGCACCTTTTCCAATTGGACAGAAATTAGTTTTAGAAAGAATAGTGGATTCTTGGCAGAAGCTAAATAGAAAGTCTATAGCTATGATATGTACGCACAAAGTAACTCCTCCAGACCCAATTGTTTTAGCAGACACAATTATAGAAAAAGTATATTTTAATGGACAATGGCAAGATAAAAATATTATATTTTACGACGGACTTAAAAAGCTAGCTCATAGTTGGGATATAGCAAAATTAAAGTATCTTGAATAATGGGAAGGAATAGAAAGAAATTCGGAAAAGAAAAGTCCAAACTTCGTAGGAGAATAAACAAGGAATATGCCAAACAAAGAAAAGGCAAAAGGAAATAGATTTGAAAAAGAATGTGTCTCTGTAGCTGAACAGCACGGATTTGGTGCGAAGAGAGCTTGGGGAAGCGATGGACGAAGTTTAGGGTTAGACTCTGAAGTAGATATTGTTATAGAATATTTATTATCTGAAGATGTTGCAAGGCAAATGAGAGTGCAATGCAAAGTTAGAAAAAATATAGCAAAATATCTATTGCCTCCTGATAAATGTGATATCACTCTATTAAAAGAAGATAGAGGAGAAATATACGCTACAATAAGGTACAAAGATTTATTAGAATTAATTCAGTTGACTTTTCAATTAAATTAACATATATTCTAGATAATAAATAGGGAGTTATTATTATGAGAACAGTTTTTGACTATAAGACCAAAAAAGAATACGAGGAAGAAAAAGCTCGTTTTATGTCTTTGTATTATTACTTCGACGATGACGAATGGTTTGACAGAGAAGCAATAGACAAATATATAAGAATGAAAAATAATCCTCATTACGAATCCAAAAGAAAAAATTTACCATACCGAGAAATTTCAACGACAAGAATACCTACACGATGTCCTATATGTAGACGTGCTTGGGCTATGGAAATAGGAAAAGGGAATAAATTCTATCCAAATTATTTAGACCCTTCTGTATATAATAACATTCCTCTAGTTTCTGGAGATTGTCACGAATGTGGAGAAGACAATGGTTAAAACAGAAGCCTTAATGATACATAGTAAAGAAGCAGAACAAGCTGTAATAGGTTCTGTTTTAATAGACGAAAAAGGTTATGAACTAATTAAAGATTGGATTCCTGAAAAAGAAGTGTTTTATGAATTAAGACATCAAAAGATTTGGGAAATAATTATTGCTTTAAAAAGAGAAAACATACCTGTAGACTTTGTTAATGTTTCTGCGAAAATAGATGGAATAACATATTATCTAACAGGATTGATAGACAAAGTCCCTACCACTGCCAATATAGAATCTTATGCAAGACAATTAAATTCAGATTGGTTGAGAAGAAAGCTAGTAAAACAATCAGAACAAATCGCTCAAAGAGCATTAGACAATACAAATAATATTAATAGTCTATTAGTTGACGTACACGACACTGCAAGTTCTTTATTAAATTTAGAGCCAGGACAAACTTTTGATTTAGACGAATTATTAAAAAATACAAAAGACTCATTATTTAATAAAAGAAATCTAACTATTACAGGAATTAAGCCTGTGGATAATATTATTAGTGGAATGACTAAGGGAGAGATTACTATATTTGCTGGAAGACCAGGGAACGCTAAAACAACAGTCGTTGCTAATATAGCAAGAAACCTTGTGTTAAGTGGGAAGAAAGTTATTATGCTTAATAGAGAAATGCCTAATACAGAAATGATGAAAAAATTTATTTCTATGGAAGCAGACGGTGTAACATATGATATGTTAAGAAATAATGCAGTCATTAATAAAGAATCAATTGAAAAAAGTGTAAAAATTATTAAAGAAAAGTATACTGACAAACTATTTATGTATGACAACATTCGTAATTTAGAAGGAACTTTTAGAGAGATACGACGTATAAAACCTGATATAGTCATTGATGACCATATTGGTCTTATTGAGTATCCTAATAATGACACAAGAGATTTAAGATTGAAAATAGGTGATACATCAAGAAGATATAAATGGTTGTGTAAGTCAGAGAATATATCAGTTATTCTCGTTTCACAACTTAATCGTAATATAGAATACAGAACAGAACGTATTCCTAAATTAAGTGACCTCGCTGAATCTGGTAATTTAGAACAAGACGCAGAAATTGTAGCGTTTACATATTACCCTTGGACAGTAAATTTTGAAAATGCAAAACACGGAAGATACGGATTAGATATTGTGGTAGCTAAAAATAGATATGGCTCTACAGGTAAAGCGACGATTGGGTTTTCTCCCGATACGTGTACATTGTATGATACTGTTGAAGAAGCAGAAATAGCTGACGGAAAACAGATGTTAGACGTTCCTTTTTAATCAAACAATCTTCCTAAATTAATTCTTACAGGGTTTCCAGTTTCTTCAAATTCAGAAGTACCAAAACCACCTGATAGAACTTGAAAAGCTCTATATGGTTTCCCCTTTTTTAATTGCTGAAAGAATATTTTAGGAATGTCCTTTTTTGGTATATCGCCATAC